CCCGGTGATGGTAAAACTGTAACTGAGCCGATTCCAGGCTGCGTACTTGCGAAAGTAAGCAGTTGGAAAGGATCGAATAAAAATGATCAATCATTTTTACAAATCCTAGGTCCAACTATAAAATTGGACTTACTTATGAGCCAAACCTACTGGGGGCGTGAACTCATGAGACTCTGCAAAAAGCCGGTCACGACTAAAAGCGGAGAACATCTTTACAGTCAGAACACTCTGAAAGTAAGAATGTGGGCAGAAATGCTTAAATCAAGGATTTATGCGCTTCTAGCCGGCGAACCTGATCCTCTGTGGGGACCAGAGTTAACCGCCAAAATCTATGTAGACTTAAGTCCCAGACCTGAGAAACATAGAGCCGCCCGCTTCCTTGAACTACTCAAGACGGTGGATGGAATCTTCCTGCAATGCTATGCAGCAATACCGGAAGAAAGATGGACGTGGAAAAAGTTTGACACGTTCATTCTAAAGAACTTATCATCAATGATTGGTGATGAGTTCTTTGACGGCAACATTAGGGTAGAGTGCCATAATGTCGTCACGAGATTTACAGAACTCAAAAGAGCTCGTAAATTTTTCAAAAGAGCGTCAAACATGGATGTGCTTGACAATCTTTTACAGATCAAGAAGTATCGTCGAACGATGCTTCCTGACTGGTTAGGATTCCTATTACCCCGTTGGAGTTATACGAGATCCTTTTCAGCACCGATTCAGCTTACATACGTTGATTCGGTACTGAGTCAGACCAGAGGTGCAGGACAACCTCCGGATCTGGTCAAGATGCAGTCTAAAAGGAAATTCCTTCAGACTGTATCCACGGAGCCCCCGCCGTTAACAGCGACGGAGAAGGCTACGATAAGAGCTGCAATCCGCGTCTTCGACGAAGGATTACCAGCTGACGTCTTCACTGGCCTTGACACCAAGGCTAGAGTGACAGTCAACGCAAACGCCTGCTGGGAAAACACCCAGCAGGAGGGCGGAACCATAGATGCAATATCAGAGATAGTGCATCTTGGAAGTGTAGGAGTCCCGTGCAAAGTACGGGATCTCTTCACAGGAGAGGTGACATCTGAAGAAATCTTAGAAAATATCACCCCTGGAACCTACGTCTTTTGGTCATGCCTAGACGTGGTTCTCAAGTCTGACCCTGCGGAAATCCGCAAGGCTGCGCTTGTTATGATATCTGAGCCTGGAAAGGCTCGGACAGTCACAAAAGCCAGTGCAGCGCTTAAAATAGTGCTGGACGTGGTTAACAAGATTTGCTCATGGCCATTGAGCAAAATCGAGTCATCCAAGAGTGGAATGGGACGCTCAGCCCACGCTTGGAATTCTTTCAAATCTGCCTTTACAGCAGAAGGAAAAGATTTTGCATTCAACATCTCTCGAGAGGAGGTGAAGAAGCAAGCCGACGGTAGTCTTTTGGTAACCAAACACTACCGCGACATGTGGAACTCTTCAACAGATTTTGAAGAAGCCACAGATTCGATGAACCACGAGGTAGCTCGTATAATATCGAAATACTGGATGAAAAAGTGTGGAATCCCACCAATCCTCCAGGCAGTAGTCTTTGGGACATGTTTCATGCCCAGAGATATTGTATTTGAGGCACACGGCTCAATGGCCGTGTATGGTCTCAAATGGAAGCACGATTCTCCGTTTCTTAAACCGAGATACGTGACTCTTGTCAAAGGTGTCCTTATGGGAGACCCACTGACAAAAGTGATACTGCACCTAGTAAACATACTGGTGCGTGTCACAGGCGAGAAATACGCCAACGCGGATTTCATTGAAAAGATATTTCCAATGGAATCCCGAGAAGTAAAGGAGTATCTCGATGAATACTCCTGTACTTCAGAGGCAGGTGAAAACCTGCCAAAGGACACAAGTCTCCCTACGGGAGACTTGAAAACCTTATCTGTAGGATCAGGGCTGGGCCCTGGCTTTTCAGAAGGTGTTGTTGATGCTCCAAAGCCTCAAGAACTACCTGTCCCATCTATGGGAACCAAGCCTTCCGATTCTGTAACCGAAAGGCCTGAACCACCTCCACCAGGTTTCCACTTTAACCTGAGGGAAGTGATACTGAGG